AATTGAAACGTGGATGAACAACTATCCAAGAAAAATGTTCAAGTATCGGACACCATCTCAGATGTTGCAGGGTGGCTAAATTAAACTTGCAATTTGCCGTTTTAATAGTTCCATTTCCTTTTAGATAAAAACTAAAAGTATAAGTTGTTGATGGCTTAAAATATTCTTTGTCGAATGACCAAGAAATTGTGTCTGTGTAGCTGTTTGCAGTTGGATTAGTATATGAAACGCTGACATAGGGTTTATTATTGACTCCCCCATTTTTTATTACCATACCAAGATACTGTTGTGTTTTTGGAATGTAATTCTTAAAAGTAGTATTGTCTAACAAATTCAAATTAGGATAAACGGTCGTGAAACCGTCAGTGCCGTCTGGACTATAGGCATAAGCGGTATAGTTACCAATTTTATCTACATTAGACTGGACAGCTGTTACCTTGCTATCTGTCTCTGACTTAGAATAGTGGGTGTTAGATACTGTAGTCTTGAAGTTATCAACAGATTGTTGAACTGTTGATACCTTCGTGTCAGTTTGACCTTTAGTGTATACTGTGCCTTTAAAGCCTTCGTAATCTTGCTTAAACTGTGACAAGGATGTATTGGTACCATCAGTTTTGGTGACTAATGTGCTTACGCCTTGTGCAGTAATGTCAATAGCTGTCTCGTTAGCCGATACTCGTCCAGTTAATGTGTCTACACTTGATTTGTTAGCTTTTAAAGCAATGTCTGACGCATTCTGCTCAATTAAAGTTCCTTGACTATCAACCGTTCCTTCAATTGCATTTACTACAGTTGAGTCTGCCTTTAATTTGATGTCGGTAGCGTTCTGACTGATTTCTGTACCTTGTGATGAAACCGTGTCGGATAACGCATCTACCGTTTTACTATTCGCTTTAGTAGCCAGCGTGTTGTTGACATTGGTTATTTCCGTTGTCACTCGAGTATCTACGCCAGTAGCTTTGTCGAGTGCTGTTTTCGCATCTGTGATTCCTTTGTTCGCATTGATCAACGCTGTATCAGCATCGCTTTTAGCTTGGTTAGCGATTGCGTCCAGCGCTAAAACATCTTCGGATAATTTTCCTGCATCACTAATTGCTTTATTCGCATTAGTGATAGCAGTATTTGCACTTGTCAATGCTGTTTGAGCATTAGTATCTGCAGTTTGAGCTTGTGACTTTGCAGTATTTGCAATCGCATTCACATCATCAATTAGTTGTGTATTCGCCTGAACGGCTGTAACACTTGCATTGGCTTTATCCACTGCTGAGTTAGCAGAATTAACCGCATCATCAATATCAACTTTGGCTTGAGCAATTTGTGCTTTAATTTCTTCACTTGTAGCATCACTGACTTGCAACACCCATTGCAGTTTGCCATTTACTTTTTCTAATATCCATAATTCAGTCTTATCACCGTTTTTTAAATATAGTAAATCTCCTTCGACGCTTGATCCTGTGATTGTTGGCTTGTAAGTCAAACTGTAAACAGTATTCTTGCCATTTGCCGCAGACCATGCTGATTCAGCTGTCTGTGCAACTTGATTTAAATTCGTTTGTAAACTTGAAGCTTTACTTACTGTTGATGTAAAAGATTTAGTGTAATTGCCAAGCGTTATGCTTATATATGACTGATTCAGCGGATTCCATTTGTATTCAACCATTTGCGCTTCGATATTGAAATTATCATCTGCGTGAATAACCTTAACAATATCACCAGCTAAGATTTGTTTGAGTGATTTTAAATCTTTGTATTCTGCTGTATCTTTTAAATTCACAAACTCAACTTTGCTGGTAAATGCTGGCAAATCAACTTTATTTTTGCTAAATTCAAGTTTAGCTAATCTTCTCAATTCTGCATAAGCAAGTTCTTTTGTTTCAAATCCTTCATCGCCAGCTTTTTCAACAACTTTGACATTGCTATATTCGACTTGCTGAATTCGGGGTTCTGGATAGCTTGAAATTAAAGGCGAATCAACATAAATTTCAGGCAATAACAAGCCATCATAACCAATTGGTCTAATCCTAGTAATCACTGTTGATTCATCAAACTCAGCTTCATATCCAATCAAATCTTTTTTGTGTCGAATTGTATAGCCTTTGTTACTACCATATGCTGTATTAACTGAAATATTGAAGTTTTGTCTAACGATATGTCCGCCCCAACGATTAGTGAAGTTGTTATCTAAACTTGTATCAAGCAAGAATTCAATCGGATTTTTTCTTACAACTCGACTTGATGCGACTGTTTGAATGTCACTAAAAAACTTAAATTGGTGTGGGTATTGAGTTGCATTACTTAATTGATTTAACGCCATTTGACCATTTTTTTCAACAATATTTGTATCATTAATGCTATTAAAAGCTAGTTTATATGATATCTGATAACACAAAACAGTAAGATAGCCCATCGACGGCGTTACCTTATATACAAAAAACAAGTTAGAACCATCAGCATCATTTGCTTTGATGATTGAACTGTTCTCAATTTCTTTACCATGTTTTGCGAACAAAGGGTATTTGAATTCTAAAGTGAATGCACCGTTGTCAGTCCAACTAATTTCAGGGTTAATGATATTTTGGTCTAATGACCCTATGCCATTGCTTTCAAAATTTGTTGCATCTTTTTTAAATAAGTTAATCAAGTTAGCCACCTCCAATTGTTAGTAATCTCTATTTTTGTTACATTGCCAGTCCAATTTATTGTGTTGCTCCCGATGTTGAAAATTGGAAACTCGCCATTCATGTTTTGATTCATGTTAGTTGTTAAGCCTGTATAGGCTTCTTGTATTGTTGAATCTAAAACAATGTTAGTTGTCAGATTTGTTAAAGTAATTCCGATATTATTTACTTTTAAAATAACTGTACCTGTCCCAAAAATTTTAATAATTGGTAATGCTGTAGCAGTTGTCTTATTAACAATAGTCGCTGAACTAGTATATGTTGTAGTGCTAGACTGCTCAAATTCAAAAGGTTCTGCTACAAAATCAACACTGAAAATACCGCTTGATTTAATTACTGTTTCTGTGTCTGAGATTTGAGCCTGTTTAATCTTATAGAAAAATGTTGGGCTATCGTCAAAACTTAATTTTGTAGCATTTGCAATGACACCCTTTATTTCTCTCAACTTTTGCTTAATATCTTTTTGAAACAAGATGTTAAAAGTTAAACTAAACTGCAAGTCTTCATAACCCAAAAACCTAGTTAGGCTTCCATCTCGTCCCTCAACCTCAATATTCTCAATTTTTTTGTTAGCACTAGGAATGCTAGGACGACCTTTTAAAGCAAATCCTTGTGTTTTTGTGTTTATTCCGTTTATTAATACGCCCATTTTCTTATATCCTTCCTAGTCCAAATTGACTTTGCTGTTGCTGTGTGTTCATGTGTCCATCTATTATTTCCATGACTGATTTGCCATCCATGTTTAATGACAATTCTTTTGAAGCAATAATTGTTAAAAGTTGAATCATTTGTGTAAAGTTTGCATCCATACCACCGATTTGATTTGATACTGCCTTTTCAACATATGCCATTAAATCTGATAAAGGTGCAACGGCTTCTTTTCCAGCCTCTCCACCACCCATTAATGAGCCACCATTTTGTCCAAAAATTGTGGGTTTTGTGAGTATACCGCCTTTTGCGTACCAGTCGACCCCGATTCTAGGAATTTGACCTTTGAGGGGGTTAAATGAACCGCTGATATTAAAGTGTGGCATAGGGATATGCGGTATTGAAATATCTGGAAATTTTAGTTTAAAGTTGAAGAAACCTTTGATTTTGTCAATAATTCCGCTGACAATATTTTTAGCTGCTTCGATCGGTGTTGTTATTGCTGATTTAACTGAGTTCCACACATTTGTAGCAACATCTTTAATGCCGTTGAACACATTACTGATTGTACTCTTGATACCATTTATAACATTTGAAATTGTTGAAGTAATCGAATTCCAAACATTGCTGATTGTGTCTTTTATACCATTCCAAATTCCACTTAAAAAATCCTTGATTCCATTGAAAATATTTGAAGCTGTGTTTTTAATGCCATTCCACAAACCACTGAAAAAGTCTGCTATACCTTGCCATACATTGCTTGCAGTGTCTTTGATACCATTCCATAAGCCAACGAAAAAGTCAGCGATTGCCTGCCAAATATTTGAAGCCATTTCCTTTATGCCATTCCATAATCCGACAATCCAACCTGAGAATGCATCCCAAACGCCTTTGAGCCAATCAACAATTGCGCCCCAATTTTGTATTGCGACGACGATTAAGGCTATTACTGCTATAATTGCTACAACTATGCCGACAAAAGGTAACATTGCAATTCCCAAGCCACCTGCCAATAGAGCAATTCCGCCCAAAATAGGTGCTAGGATTGTGAATACTGCTATTAAACCGCCCACCACTTCAATAAAAAGCCTTAGAGGCTCAGGCAAACTGCCGAATTTTTCTGACATGTCTGCAAAAAAGTCTAAAACTGGTTGTAGCGCTGTCAAAATATCCACGCCAATTTGTTGCAAACTTGTGCTGAATGTATTCCAACTGCTCTGCCATTCTTGTGCGGGGTCTTTTTCTGTGGCGCTGTCCATGCTACCTTTTACATTATCGAAACCGCCTTTGATGTCAAATAAAGATAGTGCGCCTTTAATACCTAAATCTTCAAATTGGGTTGACAAGGTACTGAGCGCTTTTTGCTGGTCTTGCGGTGACATTTTCTTCAAATCCTCTTGAATACTTGAAGCTACATCTTTTACTGTTGCTTGACCGCCTTTCCATTTTTCAAACACACCTTTTGTGTTGTCTGAAAATGACTCGACCGCTTTATCCATCGACCCATCACCAAGCCGAATTTGTAGCTCTTTCACGGCATCGGCTGTTTTATCGGTATTCATGCTACCATTTTCCATGCCATTTTGTAGGATGCTTAGCATTTCTTGTGCGCTGTAGCCTGTTGTTGCAAACAAAGGTGCATACTCGTTCAAAGTATCCATAAAATCGCCGCTGTAATTTAAGCCATTTTTATATCCGCTTGCGACTAAATCAAAAGCTTGCGTTGAATCAAGCCCAAAAGCCTTCATCAACTGACTTGTACCTCTGACATTTTCTGCCACATCTGTGCCTGTTCGCTCACTCAGACTTATAACTTGACTTGTTAGATTAGTTAAATCCTCGTTATTTAATTCTTTAAAAGCACCTTTCATCAGAATCGTTGCATCTGTAGCTGTTTCAATCGAATCTGTTACACCTGTTTTAAAAACATCGGTAGCAACGCCTTTTAATGCTTCCATTTCAGCTTTTGAAAGATTCGTGTTAGCCGATATTTTGCCAAAAGCTGAACCAAATTCTAATGCTGTTTCTTTAGCCTTTTCGCCTAATTCAAGGACTTTTTCACCAACTTTTGAAATAGCCTCTGCGCCTCTTTGCATGTTGCCATTATTTATAGCATTGCCCATTTCGTCAAGTGAATCGCTTGCACCCTTTGCTTTTGGCGATATTTCTTGTAATTCATTCTTAACGCTATCAAGCGAATTGCCACTTTTAACGCTGTCAAGTGTTGACTTAAACTTGTTAATATCAACATCAGCGCCTAATGCTTGTTTACCAATTTTATTCAAAGCAATCTCGAGTTGGTCTGAAGTTGCTGTTCCATTTTTAATACTATTAACTAATCGTGTGCCTAAAACATCCGCAAAATCATCAATTGACTTGCCACTTGCTTGAAAATAAGTATTTAATCTGTCTGTATTCTGCCCCAATTTTGCCTGTTCTGCTTGTAGACCGCCCAACTGTGATTGATAAGATTTTAGACTTTGTTCTGTCGTTGAAATTTCCCGTTGAAATGCTCGGTATTGTTCTTCACCAATTTGACCTGATTTAAATTGTGCATCAACTTCACTTTGAGCTGATTTTAATTGATTTAATTTAGTTGAAGTATTCTCTATAGATTGTGTTAATAATTCTTGCTTTTGCGCTAAGCCTGTGACATTTGACGGATCAAACTTCAACAACTTATTTACTTCTTTTAGTTCGCCATTTAATTTGACACTTGTGTTATCTACGCCTTTTAAAGCCTTATCTAAACCTGTTGCATCACCTGCAATTTGAACGGTTATGCCTTTAATTGCCTTATTTGCCATATTTCTCCCTTCTTTCTGTGTTCTTTTCTTTGCCCTCACACGATTTTAAATGAATGATTATCCACCAAACAAAATTTAAAAGCTTCTGAGAGCAAAAAAAAGATGATTTATTTCAATTAAAATGCATCAAAATTTTCTTGTTTTGCTTTTGTAGCTTTCTTAGTGCCATTTTCAGTGTTGTTATTGTCTACCCATTCCTGTATGTAGTCTAAACACTGCCCGATATTCATTTCATCCATTTCTTGCGATGTCAAACCGACTTGTTTACAAGTGTAAACGAATGATTCCTCTGTAAATAGCTCATCAGAACCGCTTATTTCATCTACTTTTTTTTAGATGAAATGCTCGATTCTAAAAGCTCCACGATTTCGGGAAAGACTTCTGAAATAGGCATAGTCTCGAATTCATCTAGCCAATCTTGCGGATCGCCAATGTCTTTGTTTGCTGTCTTAGCTAATACCCAGATAAAGTTATAAAAAACTTCAAAATCCAAATACTCAAGTTCACTGTAATCAATTTCTGCTAAGTTGAATGTTTTGCCATCAGTCCCAGCCATCAATTTACTTAGCTTAAGCAACTCGCTGAAATAGTCATGTCTAAACTGTGCTTTATACCTTTTTGGCGTTCCAGCTGTGCTTTTTAATTTGACTTTCTTGCCATCAATTTCAATTGTTTTTTCCATGTTTTTTTGCTCTCTTTTTCTAAAAATAAAGAGACACCTTGTCAGCATCCCTTAATTTTTTTATTTGCCTGTTCCTGCTGTTTTAATGTATACTTTGCTGAACCAAGCATCATAAATAGCTGTTGTAGTTGAAGCTGTAGTCTTAGCTTTTACGATCGCTTTGTCGTTTACACCTTCTGAAGGTTTAGCACTAGCTGTAAATGCCAATTCAGTTGTATTAATTTCTTTGCCTGTTTTTGAAGCGACGGATGGGCGATTAGCACTACAATTGTAAAATACATGTCGTGTTCCGTTCTTGTCGCCCTCAAAACTAAACATAAGCGCAAAATTTGATGTTTTTGCTCCGTCAATTTCTGTTTGAACGCCATCCACTGCATCTAAATCTTCGCCTAAAATTTCTACTAAGAAATTATCTGGAACTTTAGCTAAAGTTAGAGTACCTTCGTATGATGAAGTGCCTGGAGCTGAATAATAGATTTCGTTATCTGCTTCAAAGCTTACCAATTCAGCTTTAGATTCTAAGCTGATTTCTACCGCACCTTTAATCGCAACGGGTGTAGCATAAGTTACCTTGCCTGTTTCATCTACTGTCATTTTAGAATAATGAGCGTTTTTAAGTCCATATTCGACTTTGTTTGTTTCGTTTACTGCCATTTTTAAATCTCCTTTTTATTTTTAAATTTGTGTTAAAGTGTTAAATTTCTCATCTTCAGGGGCTATTGTGTAATCTGTCGCCTCGTCCCATTCGATTTTTGTTTGATTAATTAAAAGCGATGATGGTGTTTGTTCATTTGAAGATATGCGCATAAACTCAGCATCTCTCTGTATTTTATATGCTGACTTATCGCCCCATGTTGTTTCATAATTTATAAACTTTTTATTTTTATCATAAAAAAAAGCATAAAGTGAATCGCTTCCTTTTGTTTTAAGAACAATGTCCAAAGCATTTTTTGGTATCTCAATAAAATTTGAATGTACAGACCAATTATAATTATTTATTTCGCCTGTTTTAATATCTAGCCCACCCTCATATCCTAACGAATTCCAATAAAGTGGGGCAAATAAATTCCGTCCTTTTTCATAATCATCAATTTTTTGAAGCTGTAATACACCTTGAATTAATTTGACTAATGAATTATCAACTTTTGTTTGCGTTGCGTTTTCATCACTCAAAACTTTTTTAGCATCAATAAAAGCCAAATCAAATATTGCCCAAGTTTCTATTGAATAATTTGATGCTGATAAACTATCAACATAATCAATTTGCTGTTGCAATTGAGACCTATCAACTTCTATAACAATCAAAATTATCTTATTCAAACAATCAATTAAATCATCTAAATTATCATCAACTTCATCTTGTGTTGTTTCGTTGTCAATCAAGCTCGCTTTTGCATATGCAAGTGAAGTTTTAAGTTTGTCAAAGCCATCTTGTTCATAATCATCAGTTTTCAAGGTATCTACATAATCAATTAAACTTTGTAGCTTGCTCTTGTCTACTTCTTTTACTTTAACATCTGCTAAAGCATCAAAAATGATTGATACACTATAAGCCTTCATGAACATATTTTCACTGTCTATAAAAGTTTCTGTGCTGTTGTATTCAATCTCATTATCATAAAACAACTTTTGTATCTTAGTTTCTAATTCTAAATCTTTCTCATCGCTATAAAGCTCACAAGTCAGATTTAAATTGTTAAAGTAGTTCACATTGTCAGCGAAAAGATTATCTGAATCGTCTTCGTAAAAAATTAAATAGGGCAATTCAGGTGCTTGACCTAGTGCAAATGATTGATATTGTATAGGCATATCTAACTTTTCTAGTTCTAGTCTAAATTCCATTAAATTCATCGTTTAATCGCCCTTTCTATTTTATTTTCAAACTCTGATATAGCTGTTTCTTCTGCATTTTGAATATGATTCTGTGCCTTAGTTCGTCCGCCATTTCTTTTAGCGTGCCCTTTTTCGACAAGGTGCGTTAAGCCTGCATCGGTAGCATTAAAAATCACATAACCTTTGCCATCTTTTTTCTTACGCCAACCTTTAGCATAACGACTTCTACGACCTGTCGGACTTGTGACTTTTAAAGTATCAACTGCATTTTTAGCAACTTCATCAGCAATATTGTCAATTTCTTCAACTACTTCTGTTGTGTAATCAGATAAAGCTTTAGCAATTTCATTAGAAATATCCATATTAGATACCGCCTTTTTTGCTCTTTAACTTTAGCTCAATTTCTTCATTGTTTATCTTGTAAGTATTGATAATCTGATAGTATGTGTTATTTATTTTTACAAGCTGTTCATCGCTATATTCAAAGGCATGTATTACTATAATTTTCGTTAATTCAACACTTGATTGACCTGCATAGTACAATTCAGCTCTGTTTATCGGCTTTTCATAAGCTAACAACTCAATTTCTTTATATTTAATTGTCTTGTTTAACTTGCCTTTTTCTTGCACATAGCCATCTTCAACTAATAAAGAAATTTCTAAGTCCCAATTTGCCATTAGACACCCCCAAATTTAACAATTAAGTTTCTTAATCGGTATTCAAGGTTTCTAGGCATTACGCTACCGCCTTTGTTTTCATATCGGAAAACTGCATAATCAACGAGAAACATTAGATGTTCTGAGTTTTCAGGGTCTAAGTTAATTCTTTTTTGTATTGTTAATTCGTCAATTATTGACTTAATAATCATTTGTAACAATTCATCTCTTACAGTACTTTTGTACCCCAAACTTGCTTTGACCAAAGGTAATGCTAATTCATTTAATTCTGTCATAATTTATACACCCCCTAGGGGATGCCCCCTTGCCATTCTCATAGTATTTTTCATATTAATTTCTTTCTTTATTTAAGCTGTAGCTGTAAGTTTAACTTTAACGCCTGCTTTTTCGTCAACCATCTTGTAATCTGAGCGTACGCCAACTGCTAAACCTTTGCTAAACGCATCGAATTTTTCCCATGTCGCTGTAATATCTTGACGATTAAAATAAGCGGCTGCTTCAGCCAAATCGCCTGCCCACACGAATCCAACACTGCCAACTGGGGCTTTAGGTGCAATTGCGTTTGAAATTACAATAACTTCTTTGCCAAACAATGATTTACCGCTGTCAAAAGCAATTGAATCTTGTAACAAATAGCGACCTTGAGTATCTTTCAAAGTGTCAATAAATTGATAAGCATTTTGGTCTACTACAAATTTAGTGTCAAGTTCTGGGTCAAGTTCAATATTTACGATTGATTTAAGACCGTCAGCACCGATAGCGTTTTTAACTGCAAATGTGTCAATAACATCTAAAATACCTTTGTTGTTTGTGTTGCGAACCATGCGTTGCATTTGTTTTTCTGCGTAAGCTACAACATCAATAGCAGCATCTTCAACTAATTCGTTAGAGAACGCAATTTGACCGATACGAGTTTTAACTGCATATTCAACATCAATAAACAAAGGGTCTGTGATATCAGCAATTTCAGCCAATTCTTCTTTAGTTGCAAGAATTGATGAGGCTCTTTTAGCTACTGGGAATTTGCCTTGCCCTGTTCCGACTACTTGTGCTGTTACATATTTTGTCAAATCTGTTTGACCGTCTTTAAGTTCTAAAACATTTGTTGAAACTTCTACGGGTACAAGTACAGAACCACTTGTTGTGTCTAGTGAGCGAACTTCTAAACCTTGCGTGCGGATATAGTTTGCAAAATCTTGTGTGTTTTTGTTGTTTCTTACTTCTACTTTTTTAGCCATTTTTCGTTTTTCTCCATCTTTTTCTTCATCTTTTTCGTCGTCAGTTTGTTCGTCTTCGATTTCAGCCAATTGAGCTTCTAATTCAGCTTTTTCATCTTCCAATTTCTTGATTTCATCAGCATTTTCTTGAATTTTCTTTTCTAATTCATCAGCTGATTCTTCTACTGTTTTAACATCTTCATCTGTTTCAGCTTCATCTAAAGCTACTTCAAGCTCTTTTTCATCGTCTTTAAGTTTAGTTTCGTCAGCTCGCAATTGTGTAATTTTAGCTGAACGCTCATTAATTTTTTTATTTAAAATAAGTTGTTTTAATGCCATTTTTTAATTCTCTCTTTCAAATTTGCCTTGCGTGTTTGCAAGTTTCTTTTTTCTAGTTGTTTTATTTGATTGCTTCGTGCTTCGACTGCTGTATCAGCATACGCCGGAAATGTCACAACTGAAACTTCAAATAATTCTATTTCTGTGATAGTCCATTTTACTGAGCCGTCGGCTTTTTGTTCCATGATTTCATTCAAGATATTAAATCCAAAACTACATTGATCGATGTCGCCCCTTTTAACACGCTCGTACAAATTGACTGCTTCTGTGTCATTTTTATTAATTGTGATTTCGCCATACAAGCCTTTTTCATCAACTGATAATGTCAGTGTTTGCGATTTCGTTCTGCCTAAAATTTTAGCTGTGTCATGATCTGCAAGCGCTCGAATGTCCGACAAGTCAATATTTTCAAAAGCCTTGTCTGAAATTTCTTCAAAAACACTTTCATATAAGTTAGTTTCAGAATTAAACACAACAAAATAACCTGTGATTTTCATTTCATCATCATTTGTATTGTCTCGTGTGTTTAGTTTACCGATACTTCTAAACTGATTTTTTAAATTTCTCATTTATTCATCTCCTTTCTCATTTTCATTATCAATATCATTATCATTAATATCCTTATTTAGCTTGCCCTGTTTGCTTAAATCTTGCTGTAGCAAATAGTTTTCTAATACTATCAAATCATCCATTTCAGAATCAGGTGCTAAACCTAGCCAATTCCTGCCTTCATTTCTTCTAAGCGTGTTTACTTTTACTAAGTTTGTAATTGCATTTACCTGCTCGACCAAACTATAATTATAAAGCGATCTCGGATTGAAGTTGAAATACTGATTATCGTCAACAATAAGTGTATTTAAAGTTTGTTGAATAATCTGAGCAATACTCATTATTTTTGTGTTAATGAAATTGTTCCATTCGTCCTTGCTGTAATCTCCCACGCCTAATACAAAAGCTGGTATGCCTAGAATTGATGCTACTGTTTGTTTATCTACTTTGATTGATTCATGAATCGCCAAATCCTCTAAAGTTAAAGGTTTAATTGTTTCAAACTTAACTAAGCCATCGGGTAGCAAAAGCGGTTTATTTTTGTCTTTGCGTTTTAAGTATTTCTCTTCAAACTTTTCTCTTTCGTCTTCATCTAAATCTGCATCGCTATCAATCAGCATAACTAAACTAGGCATATACTCACTTGACATGAAACTTCTTTTAGTTGCTGAAGCCTGTCTCAAATTATGAGTAACATCGCTTAAACTTACACGATAACTCGAACCCATAAAAGGTAAATCATCTTTTGGATTTAGTACAAAATGTAAAAGCGAATCAGGCGCATAATCTTTTTCTTTGTATTTGATTACATAGTCAAATTCATTTTCATTATCATAAAAAAAACGAATTTTGTTATCAGCAAGTGGTCTCAACTCAATCGTCATGCCATTCCGTGTGATTGGCATTACAACCGCATTGCCTGTTAACATCATGCTTTTCACAATCCAAAATATAAAACTTTTTCGTGTTTGGTATTGATTAGGCTTAATGTCTACCAATCTACTTAAGTCATTTTTAACTCTTATATCGCCTTTATCGCCATTTTCCATCAATTGAATCGTCATGTTTGAAACTAAATCTGCAATTGTGTTGACTGCTGTTAAAACCTCTGGACTATCACTTAATCTTGTATAGCCACCGACCAATAAACTTTTTGCATCTTCTGTCATGTAATAACCCATTTTATTATTGCTATTAGGCTCACTTGACCTCTTGAATATATCTTTTATTCCCATTTTCTTTTCTCACCTCCTTTTTCCTATTTCAAAATATTCTTAACTTTTGCCTTATTTTCCATATCTTCTAACAATGCCGTTGCACCAAAAGTTGAAGCATCGAAAATATCTATCTTCATGTTTTTACTTATTTTGTTCATCTTTAGCCATCCATTGTAAATCTCGTCCGCTTTGACATTGCTTACACAGTATTCATAGCTTCTATTATGTAGATAGTAAAATTCGCCATTTTTTACTTTGTTCTCTATTCGTCTGATACCAATAGTTTTTAGCGATGGCAATTGACTAGCATCTTTAAGTTTAAATTTCTCTGACTTCATTATTAAAGTAAACTCTAGCGCTGATTTTCTATCATAATTTACTTGCTTAATCTTGAAGCCTTTACTTCGCATTGCTACAAACCATCCTGCAATATCCGATGACTGAACAACCTCAGTGTTGCTTAGTGTTGCCCATCCCTCTTCTTGCCATTCTTGCAAAGGCATGTTACTTTCTTGTGCCTTAGCGATTGCTAATTTTAAAGGAAAAAATGCTTGCGTGATGACAATATCAATATCTTTTGTAATTGTATTGTTGTTATCATCTTTAGTTTTAAACTTGTGGTTTGCGTAAATACCGCTTGCCGATAAATCGTGTAAAACTGATAGGTCTGCGAATCCATACCATGTTAAATTTAATTTTAATAAGTCATCAATAGTAAAGTTGTATAGTGAATCTGAAAACTTGAATTCATCAATATCAAAGAATGATTGACTTGAAGTTGTAAATACATTAAGAGTTTTATTCTTGAATTCGTTTCGTGTTCCTTCATCACTGTCTAATGCAATCTTTGCATCGTTGACTAACAAATCTAAACTAATAGTTTCATTTGCCGATGGGTTGACCGCTTCAATTAACTGAGGATCATCAATTTCTGTGATTTCGTTTGAAACAGGATTTAAGAAGTTGCCTTTGTTGTCCCTCGGGGCTGTACACAAGTAAATAAAGTAGCGGTCATATTTTTGTACATCGCTTATAGTTTTATTTAAAACTTTTTTTAATAGTTCAACTCTTTCATCAAGAAAACATCCTATACTGTCCCCTGCTGTTGATACTGCAAGCAACATTCTTGAACCTGAATATGATTTCATAGCATCCTTCATCAAGGTATAGCGTTTCGGTCTTTTGAAAGCGTGGACTTCATCGGCAATAATTGTATTAGCTATTAAGCCATCTAAGTATTTTTCGTCTGCGCCAATTGCCCTGATCTCTACATGACCCTGCCCTATGTCAACATTTATTGAATGTTCCTGATTATTAGCCCTGACCCTAGGCTTAAACTTGTTTTTGTTATGTTCTAAGTTTAAGTTATGCTGGATAAAATTAAAACTTACTTTTGCTTGACTTAATGAGTTGGCTACAATGTAAGTAGTCGCTCCGCTGTCAGCATCAATTAAAGACTTAGCCCATGTCAAACTTGCAACAAATGTTGTCTTGCCACTTTTTCTGGGTAAGAATAATAACACTTCTTGATATCGCCTTATATTAGTATCTTTAATGAAGAAACCGAATAAATTCACAGTGACAAAAATTTCCCATCTTGTAAGTTTTATGGGGTTTAACCTTGCGCTTTCTCCGTTTATTGTTTCACCTTTTTCTGGATAGATAGTCCCTTGAATTAGATTAATCGCAAAGTCAAATTGATTACTTCTAAAGTCTAAGTCATCACGCTGTAAGTCATCCAAAAACCTCTGACAAGCCTGAATTTGTTCTAGATTAGCTACCTTTTTGCCACTGATTAAATCATTTGCAAATTGTAAAGCTGTTTGAAAATGAATACTTTTAATATTTGTTATATCCATACTTAACCACTTTTCAAGTTGTCAAACAAATTGTTGAATGGGTCTGCTTGTGATGGCTTAACATTAACTTCTAAGTCTTTATTGGATTTAGGATTTAACATAAGCTGATTAGAATATGACAAGATATCTTTTCTCAACTTTTCCATCTGATCTAAACTAGGATGTTTCTTCAAAGACCCAGCTGCTGATGAAACTGTTGATGGACAACCTTCTTCTTCCCAACTCAAAAGTAAGGTGTAATATTGATGGATCATGCCACTATAAATATCGACTAAGCGATTGTACGCAAGATTGTGTACTTTTAACTCTTTCATTTGTTTTATTGTGTAGTCGTATATCGTTCTTTTTGCTGGTATTTTCTTCATTTCTTACACCTCCTTTCTAGTGTTCAAAAAAAGTTTTTCAAAACTTATTAAATGGGGAAAGAGCCACCTAACTCCTTTCCTTTACTAGTGTTAAGTCTTTTTTGAAAAGTGGGGGGCTTACCCTAAAGTTCGGATTTCAGACAATTATCTTAATATTTACCATTCAATTTATATTTGACAATACCATTTCCGAACATTAGCAACTGTTTTTTTATTTATTTATTTATTTATTTTTAAAATATAATTCAAACTCTTTACTTCTCTTCTCTTGCCACTCAAGTCCAAGCTTAGTAGCCTTATCATTAATACGATCGTGCATCTTGTTGTGACAACCATCACACAAACTTACCAAATTCCATTTAAGCAATCCCAGCATCGGATAGTCTTCAAAAAAATATATGTGATGCACAACCCTAGCTTCCGTTGTCTTATAGTATCTCTTACAATTCTGACATTCATAACTATCATGCTTCAACATCTTAAATCTTCGACTAACCCAGCGTTTGTCCTTATAGAAACTTGTATTCCTTTTCCTGCTCATGCTCATAACTCCTTGTATTCACTACCTAAAGTTTACACTTGTAATCTCTTATAGCAAAAATAAAAAGAGTATAAACTCTTAATAATAATTATTGGCAATGCCCGAATCGAACAGACAAAACAAAGGTATGTCAACCTCTGCCCAAACCATTGTTGCCTTCTTGTAAGCTGGAGGACTTACATTTTAAATATAAATAACTTTGATAGGTATTATAAAAAAATGAATAAAGAAGAAATTATTTCCTCTTCACTAGTTATACTCCGCCAATCCTCGATTTTAAATTTAACACACTAATTAAATTAAACCCAATAAAAAAAACAACTAAAGCAATTACGCTCTAGTCATCTCATTCATCTAAACAAATCTATAATCCAATCAAATATATCTTCAATCACAACAACAATCGCATTCATAGTCCCAATTCCAAAACTTTCATTCGCAAACTCATAAGCTCTTTAATCACATTATTATTTGTATCAATAACTTTTTTAACATTATCAGCATCAGCATCAAACATCTTCAACATTCCCATGATAGCACCTGCGCCATTTTGCTGTTTCAAAAATTCAATTTGTTCATCAATCAACTTAATCACATCTTTTAAATTAACCATTTTTTCACTGCCTTCTAATTTTCCAATATTCATTTATGCCACCAGTTTCATTTCAAGTTTTTCTTTTTCATTGTACAAAGCATTAACTAATTGGTAAGCATATTTCTTACCATCATTCTCTTTAAACAATTGCAATGCTATTTCTTTATCAATATTATTAAACGCTTTGCTGTACAAGTAACTAATCTTGCTATCATACAATTCAATCAAAATCTTGTATATCATCACATCATTTGCATGTTCATCTTCAAGTACATCAACAATACGATTAATAATATCTAGTTTGCTATTTATTTTTGTTTCTCTTTCGCTAACAATTTCATATTTGCTTTGCTTATTCTCGATCGCTTTGATAGTACGATTTAAACGATTATTGAAACTCTTAGCATTCAACTCAAGATTATGTTTAGTACTTTCAACACCTAGCGACAAAACTGATTTAACAAATGTTGCTTGACTTCTAGTCAGATTATCTTCTACCACATCTATAGCAAATGCCTTATTTTTTACACTTGTAAGTTGTGTGTCATCATACACATATTCACCGCTCAAACTCGGATAATCATCAAAGTAATGTTGCTTCGCATGAATTTCATCTACATAAGCAACCTTTACTTGTTGCCATTGTTTCTGTTTACCTCTCCTGAATTTACCTAAATCACTAATAAACTCTTCATTTGTCAAGGTATATGCTTTTTGAAAACAATATCTTTCAATGCTTTGATAGCTCGCATGAATATTATTGTTGCGCTCATATATTAGCAAAGCCTCCCACAAGTTAGAAATTAGCGAATCTTTGCTAGGATTGCTTGTTGCTGTAGAATATTTTGAAAATTTTCTATTCAACTTATTAGCATAAATGTCTAACCATTTGCTTTCAAGCATTGTTTCAATCAATTCATCTTTTAACTGTGTTGTGTTCTGTGTTGTGTTATTATTTTCTTTTTTCATTCTCTAATCATCCTTTTTGATTAAAGAACCCCACCCTTATTTCATAATACTTATACTACATATATTACTATTTTTGCCGTTCCCATTCAGCAAAATTCCTTCTATTTAACTACTAATTTACCGTCTGTGCTTATCCATTTTGTATTATAAGTAACTGCACCAGCCGACTTCATGCTTTTCAACAATTCTACAACTTGATTGCTACTGTCCCATTTAAAGCAACTGTATTCATCCAATTTGTTTTGTAAGTAGCTGTTTAAAAACAAAGGCAAGCCATTATTCACAATATTATTATAGCTGTCATCGCCATAAAACAATTCTATATGTTTTTCAAAATCTCTCTGAAAGTTTACTGCTTTGTAATTTACATAATAACTTCTATAGCTACCTTTTGTTAAAACCTTTTCTCGTGACCAAGTTGAATCTTTTGTCACATGTATGTACCAACATTTACCATCTTTAACTGCTACCAAGTCAACACCCATCACATAATCAATATGCAATTCTCTAAATACTGAATACCCTAGTTGTTCTAGCTGATAAGCTGTTGTTATTTCAACCAAGTTTGACTTATAAGCTCTGTCAGCTCGCCATATCACACATTTTTCAATAAATCCATCTTTAAAAACTGAGTACCAATCTTGCTTTTCAATCTTGTTCATAGCAATCTTTAGATATTCTGTTGTGTATTCATCTTGTGTTGCTAGTCTATTAAACTTCTTTCGCAAATCATAAAACAATGTTATAAGCTTAATTTCAAACACTGATTCAACTTTTCGTTTAATCTCTTTATCTTCTCTACTCCAGTCATACCATGATGTTTCTGCGTTAAACACTCGTTCTTCTATACCATCTTTTGAAACCATTCCAGCAATTTGTAATACATCTTTTTCTAATTCTGTTCTGTTCATTCTTTAATCTTCCTTTGATTAAAGAACCCACCCTTATATCTTTTTAAAATCTCCCATTAAAAACTTATACATCAATTATTGCTATTTATTTATTTGCTTCGTCTAAATCATCGTCTAGTTTAGTCATTTTTTTGTCTAGTTCATTCATATCTGCTTCTAACATATCAGCTTGAATATTAGCAACTTGTATACCAATTTTAAAAGTTTTAATGAATTCATCTTCTAGTAGTTCTTTGTTTTGTTTAGTCATTTTCTATATTCCTTTTCTTCTATTTAAATTATATTATTAGTAGTTAAATAATTCGTCAAGTTCTTTCGTTGATTGCGTTTGTAAGTATATGATATTATTTTGCTTACATTCATTTACAAGTAGAATAGCTTCATTTTCATCAATATTTGCTTTATATTCCGTTTCCATTTTCTTATACTCTGTCAAATCTGCTTCAGCAAATCCAATTTGTCTATCTAACTCAGTCATAAACTTGAAATAATTGCGTTCTTCCATTTGTCTGTAAGGAACAACTACACTCTGATACCTACCTTGATTTTTCATCATTTCTACAATTGCATTGTCATATCTCCAACCTTTTCCACTTTTAAATTCACGCTTAACATATAAGCTATTTCTATGTTGCTGAAACTCTTTCATGAATTGTATTCTAAGTTTAGCTGTATCAACATTTTCATCAACTTCAACTTTAACATCAGTTAAGTTTAACTCAACTTCAACCCAGATTTCCGATGATTTAAAATTATCTTTAACATAGTCAGACAATTTATTTTTAAATTCTCGTGGTGCGTTGTAGAAATTTTTAAATCGATCTTTTCCATTTTCATCTTTTTTCAAGCTGTTTCTGTGGTCATTGTACGCTACTAATTCTTTATTAGTAAGCAATCGTTTTTTCCTACCATTTTCATCTTTTTCAATTTCATCATCATAAGCTGCATCGCAATATGTAAGTTCATCAGCTTCAATATTTAGTTGATTGATGCAATAGCTTAACACTTCTTTAAGATACAATCCCATGTCATAGCAATAATATTTAACAAAGTTGGCTGCATTTCTATCTTTAATTGAATCAGCATTTAACATATGAAAATCTTGTAAGTTACTTGTTATGCTTGCTTGTTTCAACCATTTCAAGCGTGTCATTGTTTTATAAGTTACATCATCATCTAGATTAGAAACATAATGCTTAAACAACTTGTAAGCTGTTAATTTATAATCTGCTATGTTGCTTTTTTTAATGCCTTCGTTGATCATATCAGCATTTGATAACTCTTTTTCACGCTTGCTACCAATTTCAAAATATGCTTTGTTGCTTCTAGTGCCTTTAACATATTCAACTGATTGATAATGCTTAAGCAACGCTTTTATGATTGCTTTTTTTGTATCAGTTTGTAGTTTACCTATTTTCTGATATTGCTTTGCCCATTTTTCTGAAACAATGTCTTCAAACTCATCATCAGAAAATAGCTGTTCAATTTCTACTTTCATTCTTATCTGCTTTCTTTTTGCTTACTTTATTAATACTTACTGATTATAACTGCTAATTGCTAATTCAAATTCTTCTGTCTTTTCCCAAAGTGTAAACAGGCTATCATCGTAACGATTCTTTGCCATTGTTATGTAGTCAAGCCCACATTTCTTTAAATATTTTCCCATTTTTGCATCATAGCAATAAAAATATTTCTTTGCTTCGTATCTAATCATTTGTATAGTTTCCTTTATGCTTATTTTGTATTTTGCTTATCTATATTTGTTTCTTATAGCAATATCGAAAAGGGGATCATTTCGATATTCTTATAAAAAACAAGGTGGGGTTCTTTATTTTTATTTTTAAAAGTTGTCAAGTGTTTTTTTAAATATACTTAACTTTTTAATTAACTTCTTATTTAATTATAACATTTAATGCTAATTTGTCAATCGATTTTACTATATATAGTGTATTGAAAATTATTAGCACACTATATATAGTTTAAAATATTTTTAAAATTAAATTAATATCCTCTCACTTATATTGCCAAAAGTTTTGGGGTAATGGCGGATTTTTTAAGATAAATTTTAACAAAAATGAGTAATTTGCTTATTAAATAAATTTTAAATATTGTGATCAAAAATAGGTGTAGATTAGTGTTGTATATAGGATTATATCAGTATTGTATATGTATAAAATAATTATAGGTGTACATCAGTTTGGTATAAGAATAAATATATACTAAACCAATGTACACCTATAATTAAAATTAAAAAATATTATTAAACTATATTAATCATAATATAAAAGAGTTAAAAGACTAAGTGCCTACCGCATTCCGCTACGCTTCAATTGTTGCTACTATCGAGTGTTGCTATCGCAAACTCTGTAGCGATTAATATTATCAGGTTGTATTGGTGTAGAATATGTCTCTATAATAATATAAAGATTATAGATAGATAATCTACACCTATAATTAATTAACTAATATATGAGCTAATTTAAATTTAAAATATAGGTGTAGGAACTCTATCTATAATTACTTATATACTATAGACACACATTCTACACCTATAATTGAAAAAGACCCAGAAACCCACAACAACAATAATATTAATATGATAATCGCTATAGAGTTTTCGTCAGAAAAGCTCGTTATAGCACCAATCAGCTCTGCTGTGCGGTAGGCATTTGAACTGTTTAATAGATAGCATGATTGATAGTTGTGAGTATATAATAGTCTTAATTTTGATTGAGAGTATAAAAAAAGCCAAATTTATCGTGTGATAAAAATGGACTTTTTGCTATTTAACTAAATACATCAAACAATATCTTTTGCTTCAAAATCAATAATATTATCAGATTTATTCTTATCTAGATTCAAATATTTTCCTAAATCAACATTCATAATATACTGACTATTTGTCACAACATACATCTGTTTTCTTAATTGTAATCCCTGTTCTTCCGATAAATCCAAACTATCCAAAATGGATAAAAATTCATTTTCTTTACTTTCTCGCCTTATTCTTTTTCTTCTTGGTGCTGACGAACTTAGTTTTTCTTCATACAAATGAATAATTAATTTTTTATTTTCATTTTTTAACAAAGTATTAGCGATTTTTTCCCACCAATGTTTATCGGTTGAACCAATGGACATTCCAAAAATTACTATTATATCACTACCTTGAATGATATTTTCAGCATCCCTACGCATGTACTCTCTATTATTTGCAAGTGATATAGGCTTTATTAAATCGTATAAGTCAGTATCATCAAAAAAATCTGTTGCTAATTGTGTCTCATCGTTTAATCCTAATGTTAACAAATTTTCTACTGTTCCATGCGCATTGATTATTATACTATTAAAAACTTGTCTCAAATTTGTTCCATTAAAAATGTTTTCTTTTGAAGTTTTACTACATTTTTTTATAATTTTTTGTAGGCTATTAGTGTAATTAAAAGATATAAATGAATAATTATAATGGCTATTATTATTATGCATTAACATATTATTTATTTCATCATATTCTTGACTAAGTAAGCCCTCAAAAAAATTATCCATAGTTTTAAATAGTACTTCTGAAAAATCTTCACTGATTTCAATATCATCTTGTATCTGAATAGTTTCAAGATAATCTCTTAAATCAGCCCATAAATCCTCAAAATCTTCTAAGAATTTATCCGCAAGTCTTCCAACTTGATTTTCTTCTTTTAACTGTTTAGTAAATACCCCTAATTGAAATTCCAAATCAGCCCAATTTTTAATATTATCTTTAGAGTTATAAATTTCTTGATATATAATGTTATCAATTTTAGAAGGCAAATTGCAAGTCCAAGTTAGCCACCCAGATAAACCTGTATCGGCGTGCTGTAATTAAACATTTTTCTTGGATAGTTATTCATCCAAATTTCAA